GGATTAGATTCCCTTTATAATGTCCCAATGGGGTTTTATTCTGATAACACAATGCGTAACGGATATTATGCGCAGTATTCCTTGCAAGGAAGTTGTAAGTTAGAGGATGATATACTAGTTAAAGAAGGAGAAGATGAAAAACTCAAGTCTAAATAAGTGGATAATTTATAAAGTTACATGTATCCCTTCTCAAAAAATATATGTAGGGCTTGGGGGTAAAGCAAAGAGTCCTGAATCTATTAAAAAAATGGTTGAATCTTCAAAAAAAACAAGAGAAATTAATCGTTATAAACCTCGGAAAAAACCGGTTTATTTATCTATAGAATATAAACAGGATATAAAGACAGCTTTCCACCAAGGACAGTTTCAAACCATCTTAGCCAAAAAGTATAGAGTTACACAGGCTACTATAAGTAAAATTGTTTCCATTCCTTAGGAGCTACCAATAAAGCAGAATAACTTTAAGGAAAACTTATGCCTAGTCACCCCGGAATCCCTGCTCGTCCCCCAAACACTGCGCCTCGTTCTCCTGCTGCACCCAGATTTCCAGGTGCCGATTTAAACAATCTTGTAGTTTTGGAAGGGCCTCCAGCGGCACCTGACAACAATAATCTTTTGGTTGTTCAAGAGTCCGCTACTCAACCCAAATCTCTACCTGGAGAAAGGTCTGGAGAGCTTTCTGTTGATGAAGATTCCGAAATTGTTTTAGATGAAGATATTTGGAATTGGAAAGAAAATGGTTTAGGTGGGTTTTTGAAATGGGTAGCTAATCGTTTAGAGACTGTACCGGCTCATGATGGAAAAAAAACTACAGGTCTTGAAAGAGCCATTGCTTATTTTGAGAGAATAAACAAAGAGATTACAGGAGCAATGCAGCAAGATTTTAGAAATCAAATCAATACTGCTGAAGCTGAAGTTTACAGAGACCAAGTGGAAGATGGTCTTGAGAGCCTACTTAAGCGTTTAAATCAAGTAAGAAAATCTAAATTTAAGCGGTACCGAAGAAATGATAATCAGCCTGAAGGCATTGTAAAGGAAGCAGCCGGGTCAACAGCTATTCATGGTATTATTGTAACGGTCCCTCTTATCATTTCTCGAATTGCTCGGGTATGTATTAACGGAACTGTAGCCTCTGGTCATAGCATTGAGGATAGTTTTTGGCGTCTTTCAGAAAAATATGAACTCACCAAAAGAGAACGTGCTGAGCTTGAACAGCTTCTAGCGGATATGGGCTATTGGATCCGAAGAGATAGAGGCTACCTTCTTGATGAAGATATCGTGCCCTCCTCTGTTGATAAATTCGACTGGCAGAGCAACGTAAACAGTTAGAGTGATGGATAAGAATATTTAGGGAGGAACTAATGGTTAGAGGTGGAGGAAAATTTTATCGGGCTCATGGTGGAGAACACGAGCGAGATCAGGAACAGGCTGATTGGCTTAAGTCTTTTGCTAATGAATGGGGCAAAACATCTACAGTTCCTAGAAATGCTGTTGAAGTAGCACGAAACCGCAACCAACCCTTACCTCTTACAACCCAAATTCAAAACAGTTTAAACCCCTCATCTCGTCCTAAGTTTAATAGTGTGGACGATGTTGTTTCTCATTATCGAGATGCTGTAGGAATGGATGATTTAGGAACCAAAACAGCAGAGTACCGTACCGATCATAACGAGAACCCATTAGTTCCCAATGAATTTCCTTATTTAGAGGACACATGGGATAAAATAATTGAAAACAACTGGGGACTTAGAAAATCAGACATATTAAACGATCCTTATCTTAAAGACCAAAACGAAGAAGAGCTTGACTCATGGTGGAAAAATTGGATGGAACCCTATTTTAATACTGATGAAGATGATAATTTTGTTTACTTAAACCAATTGGGCAAAGAAAAGGTTCTTGATGCTTATCATAAGGCACAACAAAAGCCTTCAAGAAAACCAAAAGAAAAGGATGTTGAACCAGCAGAATCGTATTTGGGTGCGCCGTTTTTGGAAGAACAAGATCATCTATATCCCGAAGAACCATGGACAAACGAGGATGAGATGTCGCCGTATAAGAACGCCAGCGAAGACGAGCGAAGTAGATTGAAGATCTCTTCTGTTTTCATTCTTGCTAAAGCCAACAAAATCAAAAGGCTTGCTCAAGAGATCACTAGTAAAAAAAAAAATCTACTTGAACCAACAAACCTAGGGCCTCCAAAGCTTTTTATTGAGCTACCTGATGTTGAGAGATTTGTTATTAATATAATTGAAACCAATCCCCGTATTCAAATTCCTGCCATTCTTCATTCTATTAAAGAAGTTTTTGGAATTGATGGGGTAGATGAGTCTCAATTAAACGATGAACATCTAGCCAAAGTTTTAAACGCTCTTCTAATTTCTAACCATAAGCCAACTTTTAATAACTATACGCAACTAGGACGCGGAGTAGGACTGTCGGATCCTGATAGCGGAAAAGTAGACAATCCCTTTGCTTCCCTTATGCCTGAACGTATTAGTTAGAGATTAGATGGCAAAAAATAATGGTCTTAATATATTTGAAGAGTTTAAAGATAAACTGCTCAATATAGATCCCGTTTCTTATGCTGAACAAAATCTAAAACTAGACGGGGAAAAATTTAGGATCAGTGGTAACGGGTACAAGCCCTTTGCAGATATCTATAGATACATAGGAATTCAAGCTTTACGCCGAGATTCTAAACCCATTGTCTTAGTTAAAGGAAGACAGATGGGAGCTACTACAATGGCGGTCAACCTTGAATGCTACTTTGCTACCTGTGGACTTTTTGGAACCGCAGACAATCCTCCTGTTCGTATTTTTCATTTATTTCCTAGCCTTCCTTTAGCTGCTGGGTTCTCTAAGCAGAAGTTAGATGCAACAATTAAATTTGCTGTTGATTCCGGCTTAAAAGATAAAAGAGGAAGAACGCTAAGTATCATTGAATCCAAATTAGATAAAAGCACCCCCGCCAATGATACTCAACACTTTAAACGCTTTCTTAATGGATCTGAAATTTGGCTCGACTCCACCGGTCTAGATGGAGACAGAATTCGTGGTCGTACCGGAGATATAGCGCTCTTTGATGAAGTGCAGGATATGAGCGCCAAAGCTTTAGATGCAGTAGGAAAGATTTTATCCCAGTCTCATTACGGTCCTATTGGTCAAGGAATTCAGGTCTTTTTCGGAACACCTAAACAAAAAGGAACCGCATATTTTAATCTTTGGAGAGCCAGTAGCCAGCAATATTATTATTTACGCTGTGGCAAATGCAAAGAGCTTTTCCCCCTTTATCGCCCTGATGTTAAGTGGGAAGATGTTTGGCTTTATGGATACATAGTTAAATGCGGAGAGTGCGGTCATGAACAAGATAAGAGACAAGCAGCAGAAGATGGATGTTGGGTCGCATTAAATCCTGACGCTGATGAATCTGACTATATTGGTTATCATATTAATCAACTTTACATTCCTACCTTTACTAAAGAAGTAATTCTAAAACAGAAGCCCGAAAATCATCCCACTAATACTGAGATGACTTACCAAAATGAAGTACTAGGAGAGTTTTATGATGGTGAAAGCGGGCTCATTACAGCACAAGAATTAGAAGAAAAGTGTGCAGATAAAGATAGATATTTCAGAAAAGAAATAACAATTCATGAAGGCCATAAGGTCTATGCAGGATTTGACTGGGGACAAAAAGGTGAATGGAGTCAACTATCCGGAACTCAAAAGGGCCAGTCATATAGTTGTGCCGTTATCTTAAGCTCCATAGGCCCACAGCTTTTTAATGTAGAATTTGCTACTCGGTTAAAGAAAACCGACCCCGCTTATAAAGAAGAAGTGGTAGAGGAACTATTCAAACGTTACTCAATTAGTCATGCTGTTGGAGATATAGGGGATGCTCATGACTTAACTCATACATTACAGAAAAAATTTGGGGAACAATTTATCGCCTCTAGAGCAGTAGCAAAATTAAATGGGCACGTAAAGTTTGACGACAGCATTTTCCCAAAAGAAATAAGATTTGAAAAAGATTATTATATATCAGAACTTGTAGGTCTTCTCAGAAAAGGAGCAATTAGATTTCCTTACGGAGATTATGATAAAATTTTCTGGCTTATTACTCATTGTACTTCCATGGATATTAAAGTCACTAAAGACAGATCCGGAGACCCAGTACGTAGATTTGTTAAAGGAACCTCACCTAATGATGGTTTTATGGCCCTTTTAAACGCATACCTAGCATGGAAGTTTGATGTTACCCAAAGGTTCGCTATCGCTAATCCTCAAAACATGGATTTTACAGCGCCCACTAAAAGAGCTAGAATACCTGCAATAGTTGGTCACGTAAAATTCTAAAATTAACATATATAGATAGCGAGATATATGTTTAATAAACCCTTCTCCCTAGGACGTAAGTGAATAAGAAATTTATCATCAAAAACACCAGCCGTGCAGAAGAGCTTTTAGAGAGCCGAAACACTACCCCTCCCTCTATCTCTCCTAAAATGGCTAAAGGAGTAAGCGACCACCGAAGAGAAGAGCTTCATGACCAAGTTCTTAATGGTCAATATTCAGATGGAGGGGGTAGAGCTAAACCTATGTCCTCTATTTCCGACGAGCCAACTCTTGCTAGTGCCGTCAGGGGAAGCAGCGAAGGCCTACTGAAGCTCGCACAAGGATCAGGAGGAGAAGTAGTTGGAAAAGGTGGTCAGGGCTTTAGAGGAAGCGCTGGAGATACAGTCCGTCAAGGGCCTGAGGTTTATTCTCCTCTCTGGCTTAACAGTAACCTTAACCTTCCACGAGATAGAGCTACCCTTAATGCTTGGGCCCGATCTTTCTTCGCGCTTAACCCCATAGTACAAAACGCAATTAGTCTTCACTCCACTTATCCCATCTCTAAATTAAATATTAAATGTAAAAACCAAAAGGTAGAGGCCTTCTTCCAAGATATGGCAGAAGAAATGGATCTTCTTAATAAGTGTATCCAAATTGCTCAAGAATTCTGGGTTGTTGGTGAGGCCTTCCCCTATATGGAACTAGATGAGCGCCAAGGAAAATGGAGCCGCATCATTATTCAAAATCCAGATTATATTGTTGTCAAGCAGTCTGTCATTGCTGGAGAACCAATCATTAGCCTCCGTCCAGATGAAAACTTGCGCCGAGTAGTATTTTCTAATAACCCCGTAGACCTTCAACAACATAAACAATTAGATCCAACCATCATTGATCACGTTAAAAGAAGCGAAAACATCCCTCTTAATAACTTCTACATTTCTCATCTAGCTCGTAAAATCAGCCCGTATGAGGTCCGAGGAACAAGCATCATCGTTTCCTGCTTCCGTGACTTAATGCTTTTTGACTTGCTTCGAGAGTCAAAATTTGCGCAAGCTTACAACATGATTAACCCTCTGACTCTTGTTAAAATTGGTGGAGCAGAATTCAAGCCCAACCCCACAGACCTTGAAGCTTGGCGAGAGGTCTTTGAATGTCATGATGAAGAAACCGAAGTCCTAACTGACCAAGGCTTCATGAAATTCGATGAAGTAATTGAATACCAAGAAGCTATGGATGGGACCACTGGAATGTCTCAAATCACCTGGAAACGACCAAAGCCCGGAATTAAGATTGCTTGCTTTAATCCAGATACTGAAGAACTAGAATATCACTTCCCAGATGCCGCCCATATTTATGATTATGACGGGGAGATGTATCATTTTGCTAATGACAAGATGGATATCAAGGTTACCCCCAATCATAAAATGTGGGTACAAAGAAAAAGATTTAAAGGAACTACAGGTAAAGGAAAGAAACGAGAATCCTGGTGGGGAGAATGGGAAGCCATCGAGGCTAAGGATGTTAAGTTAGCGGACAGGCGTTTTCGTTCAAAAATTAACTGGAAGGGAAACGATGAGATTAAAGAGGTGGAAATTAAAGGAAATAAAGTTCCTATCGAGCTTTATTTAGAATTTTTAGGATACCTTTTAAGTGAAGGCTGTGTCTTTAATGATGACTCTCATTGTATGCTTACACTAGCTCAAACTACAACAGTAAAGAATAAAGGGGCCAATCCTTTTTATCCAAAAATGAAAAAATGTTTAGAAAGTTTTGCTGAAATCTTTCAAGCTCGTGTAGGACATTCCTTTAGAAAAGAAGGAGAAACGACACAAGAATTATGGACGGGTCGTTTATCCCATCGCAATTTAGTATCTTTTTTTGAAGATGAAATCGGCACCGGACAAAGCGCGAAATCTTGGGAAAAATATATCCCGAGATGGATTTTAAATCTCAGCCCACGTCTTCTAAACATCCTTCTTTCAGCGTTATTAGCTGGAGATGGAAGCGCTTTTGAAAGACCAAAAAATAAAAGTTTAACAGGTTATTTTTACTATTCTACCTCTAAACAATTGGCTGATGATGTTTATGAAGTAGCGTATAAATGCGACTTTGTTCCAACCATGTTTAAACGAGATGATGAAAGATATCTCTATACTTATGGTTCTACAAAAGAAGAGCGCTCTACTCCAAGGAAAACTCCACGAAGAGTGTTGTATACGGTTCAATGGAGCAATTCTCATATAGGTGAGTTTCCTCTATTGAACAAAAACATTATAGACCCTCGCACAAAAATTCGCCGCCCACTTCTAACTAATCCTCATTATTCAGGGAAGGTTTGGTGCTTTTCTACACCTACAGGGTTTATGATAACTCGTAGAAACAATAAGGTAACAGTCCAGCAACAGAGCGCCCAATATGACCGAGACTTCAAAATATTCACACATGACCAAGTGGCTGTAGAAAGAGTAGGATATGCATCAGGGATTTATGATACTTCTGCAGACATTACTCAAATCATAAAAGAAATTTACATTGAGCTAATGGTTCCCAGTGTAATCATGGATGGCAGTGACACAACCTATGCAACTGGCAGTGTGGCTCTTGATGTTTTGCGTCAGCGTTATTTGTCTTTTCGAGAGATGATGACGCTTTGGTTACGGCGTAAAGTGTTTGCTCCTATTTCTAAACTACAAAACTTTTATGAGTATAGGGAGGGAAAAAAAGAATTAATTATTCCTGACGTTGATTGGAACCACATGTCTCTATTTGACATGAATGATTACATCAGCAACCTTATCAATCTTTTGGGTACGGAACCAGGAAAAGAAAAGGTTTCAATTCATACGGTTTATCGTTCTTTGGGTCTAAATTATGAAGATGAAGATCGTAAGCTAAGGTATGAAAGTGTACAAAGAACAATCCGCAATAAGGAAACAGAAGCACTTGACAACTATTCATTAAATGAGCTTAGAGCGTTTGGTCCTGGGGATGAGGTAGACGATAGAAATAAGAAGGTGCCGGGCGAAACTTCTGAGGGAAATGACGAAGGAGAAGCAGGTGGAGGAGGGTTACCGTCTATGGATGACGCGCCAATGTAATGAATATTTTGGTGTAAAAAGTATTAGGAGAAGTCTGCCAATGAACCCTCAAGATCTACATAAACGCGCTGAAGTATTCTTAAAACTTGCTCAGACCCTAGAGCCTACCCAAACGAATCTTCTGGGTCGTGGTTGGGAATCATTAACCGGAAAATCTCCTAGGTTAACAATGTTTCAGGCCATCCGAGATAAGATACCGCTTTTCTTTCCTAGTACTGAAAGGGCGCGGCTTTATAGAGAATTACAAACCGTAGATAATGCTATACGCAAAGGTCCATTAGAAGCGGGCAAAGCAGGATCAACTAAAGGAGCAACGGATTTAAGAGATTTGCTTCGTTCTGCTAAGGAATCTTTAAATGGTGGTTATTACTTAACTGAAGTTGGTGTTATTAAAAGAATTGGTGATATTATAGGCGCCATAGCTGAAAAAGCAACCGAGCTTCAAGGGTTGCGCGATGAAATTTTAGGTGACTTTTATGGAAGTCCGGGAGAGGCAGATCAAACTGAGGTTTTAGAAACTTTAGAAGAGATTCGTACTCCAGCACAAGTTAAGAAGAACAGAAGAAAGAAAAGTGATTTAGAGATAGAGGCTGAGCTTTTAAAAGAAGCTCAGTTATTTGATTATTTTTCCCAACGACAGAGGGATCGTAGAAGGCTTGATAAACTAGATAGGTCGCGCAGACTTCAGATGAAAGCTCTCTATGATGATGCGGCTCGGGCAGTAGATCAAACTATTGGTCTTCTTAAGGATCTTGGGTCTGATAGGGCAGGCGGTGAGATTACAGATTACTTAAACAAAGCTAGAAGATTTAATAGCATTCATAACACTTTAGAAAACCAAATTTCTCAACGATATAATGCGGGTGCTGGTACGCCTGGAGGGTCAGTAAAAGAAATGGCTGATCGTCAAAGGGATGCTTTAGAACAAGAAATAAAGAGGGCCAAAGAAAAAGAAAAAGCAGATGAGGCACAGCGTAAAAAGGATGCAGAAGAATTTAATGAAAGTTCCCCAGAAGCCCAAGCGGCAGCAGTTAATCAAGCTGTAAACGAAGCCGAGTCGGATGTTGAGACAGATATTGATGACCTTGATGCCGAATTTCCTTATACTCAATCTGATAAAGAATGGGCAAAAGATCTTAAAAAATATTTAAAAGAAAATGGTGTTGATAAGAAAGCGCGCAAAAATATCATAAGCGATATGATAACTCAGGTTCGCTCAACGGGTGACGCCATGGAGGCATTAGTAACAGAATATATAGAATTTAATGAAGAAAGAAAAGCCGAACAAGACGCTGCTATCATTGCTGAACTTCAAAAAAAGACTGATGAAGAAAATAAAGCACAAGAGGCGGCAGAAAAGGCAGCGGCCAAAGCTAAGCCTACTAACCCTCGTCCCAAGCCTAAAGATCAAGATGAGTTAAAAGAACAAATAGAAAGTTTCTGGAAAGACATTGAAGCTATTGAAGAGACAGATCCAAAAAAGCACAGAGAGGCTTTCTTAGTTGCTGCTAAAAATTATGAACCTGTAGTTTGGCGCGAATGGGAACGAGTTCAAAACGCTCTTCCTGGATTCCAAACATCAACATCTATAGCTCCGTTTCCTGGCTCGGATGCGGTTGAAAAAGGAGCCCAAGACCTTAAAGCAAAACAGGATGCTGCTGATAAAGCCGAGGCCGAGGCAGCAGCGGGAACTCTAGAGCCTACGGTAGAAACTGTAGAAACCGCTGATGAGGATACGGCTACAGGAATAGGGGTTGCCGAAGAAAGTATCGTTGAAGAACCGCCCGTTCCTGCTCCCCTTTATCAACAGCTTGAACAAATGTGGAACCAAATTCGTGATGCTGAAATTGCTAATCCACAAGAAAAATTCTACGATTACTCTAAAAACAATTTCCAAGAAAACATTATTAATCCTATTACCTCCGCATTTCCAAAAACCGTTGTAAATAAATTTGTAGAACTTGCGTCCAAAAATCGAGGACGTAATGGCACTCTTAACCCTTATCCTTTAAATGCCGAAGGTGAGCCCAAAACTCCAGAAGAGATAGCGGCTGAGACTGTAGTTCCAGAAGTCGAACCGGAGACAGATGTAACAGAAGAAGA